CCCGAGACACAGGGGGCATATGCCCTCCTGCATCCGGAGGATTGAAGACCGAACTTTTTCCAAGTCCTTGGGCTTCACTTTCACATCTCTCATACGATCCTCTCCTCCTGTAGCCACAGCAGCACGTCCTGCGGGTGCTTGGTGCGCCGCATCCATAGCAGCAGCATGTCACCGAACAAGGCCATCGTTCCTGTGACCTCCTGCTGGTTAGCGTGGTGCAGGAAGCTCTCAGGAAATGTTGCTCGACTGTCTAGGAACAAACCGCGAACCCTGTGGTAGCATTCGTGGTCGTTGTTGCAGTCCGCCAGCAAGTCGAAGGCCAGCATGGCACCCACCTTCTTGGTCTTCCGCTCCTCGACCTCGATCTGGTTCAGAAGCGTGCGCCGGTTCTTGTCGGCCACCGACTGCAAGCGCTGCTCCAGCTTCTTCAGGGTTGTTGGCGCTTTGCCGAGGGCGGCGAGGGCTGCGAAGGTGATGAAGGGTAGTCCACGTATGTTATCTGCCGCGTCACCCATAAGACATTGTGCCCAGAAGAACTTGGTGCCCCACCCTTTAAGCGTCTTCGACGACTTACTGTCATCGATCCATAGCCATCCGAATGCGTCACCCACGGCCACCACTTGCTCGGTATCAAAGTCGTAATGAAGGCCAGGAACCATGCGAAGGTCTTTATCCTTCGAGACGATGACGGCCAGATTATGACACCCCGAGGCAACGGCTTGGTAGTTCGCTTGAGCCATGCCATCATCAGCCTCTTGGTCCAAGTGGACTTTGCAACTGAGAGTGGATATAAAGGCTCGAACCTGATCAAGGTGTTCAGGTCTTTCTCTGTCCAGTCGATTACCCTGATAAGGGAGGGTGACGGCAAAGCCATTGCGGCCTCCTTTGTCCGATCCACTTGGGGTGATGTGGGCGATGTAGTTGGTCGCCCCGCAGGCCCGCATCAGGTGGTCGAGCCCGTTCTTGGCTCGCTCACATTTCTGTGCCACTGTCTTGCGTGGCTTCGTGCCATCAAGCTCGTCCTTGCGGTCAGCCGATGCCTGATACGCCATGAAGTCGGCGTCGATGTGCGCTATCCGACCCAGCACGGGTGTCGGATAAGGCTTGGTCGCAGGGACGTTGACAGGGAGGTTATCCCTATCAACGCCGAACTGCTTTAGAACGTCAGTCATCACTTGCCCGTAAGCTGAGCGATGATCGCCTTCGCCGCCGCAAGCTGTTCTGCCTGCGTCGGTGGGTCGTCCGTCACGGTCACGGTAGCGACCCGGCCCTTGATGGGCTCTTTCAGGCCAACAGCCGCAGCAGCCGTTGCCGGAGCCTTCTCCAGCCCGGCGTTCTCCAGAGCTTCGTTGCTCGCGGTGATCGCCGCCTTCGCCGCCGCTTCTGCCTTGGCTAGATTGGCCTTGGCAAGCGCAAGCTCCGGGTTCTCGCCCGTCATGTCAGGCACCGGCTCGTCGGCCACGTCGCCCGGCATCTCCAGGTCCTCGACACCGTTGAGCATCTGCTCCAGTGGCGAGCCTCCGAAGTTGAGAGCGTTGGTCACGATGTCACGCTGCAACCAGTTCTTGCTCTCCTCGACTTCCTGTCCCTCGGCGTTCTTCACCGTGCGGGTGCCGTCGATGAACACACTCGCCCACTGCTCCGGTGTGGGGTTGTCCCACAGCAAGAGCCGCAAGGGCAGCGTCGGCTCGGGCACCGGAAGCTGGGTCACGTTGCCGGTGAGGGCGTCCGTCTGCACCGGAGCCGAGATGGTCCAGTTGAAGTCGGCGTCCTTCATGTTGGCATAAGTCTTCTTGTTCTTGTCCTTGTCCTCTCCCTCGGCATGGATGACGTTGATCAGGAACGCCTCACCCAGCATCTGGGCGTGGTTGGTAATCCCTTCGCGGCCATACGCCATCTTCCGCAGCAGCTTCACGAATGCCGCCCGGTCGCCGGTCTTCATGGACACCTTGGAACCGATCACGTCGGTCACCGTGGTAGTCTCGCCATCCACTTCGATCTTGCGGATGTTCTTCGGGCTCAGAAGCTCGAAGGTGAAGCGTGCTTCAGAAGCGTCGGGCTTCGGCTGCCCCTTCCACTCCTTCTGCGGGCGCTTGCCCACTTCGACGTAGCCGATGAAGCGGGCCATTGTCAGTCCAGCAGGTGCAACAAAGTCCTTGCCGTCGCCGCCTTGTGTATGGTCAGCCTCGTTGGCCTTGGCTTGGTCAATTAAGCTCATGTTGGTCTCCTAGGTTGATGGTTGGTAGTGCGACAAGTCCAGCATATTGGGTCCGACTTCCCCATCCACGGGGAAGGGAACCGGACACTTCATGCCGAACAATTCCTTGAGGTAGTGCGGGATGGCCTCCATGATCTTCATCATGCTGGGCATCACGATATCGACAACGCTCTTGTGCATGTCAACCCAGACACAATCGTGCACTGTGTTGACTAGCAGGGCGAGCCCGCCGAAATTCCTAGTGGCTACGAACATGCGCCACAGCTTGCCGAGTGCGATCTGGACAACCTCGCCGCCAGTGCCTTGCACCGGGTAGTTCTTCAACTCGGGTGGGCTGAAGCTGTCCATGATGCCCTGCTCCCGTAGGAACTTGGGCGCATCCCACGAGCGGAACTCGTAGATGGTCCCGGTCGGGCTCTGCCATTGGCCGCGCCGGAACTTCCGCCACCCTCGCTCGCCGTCTGCGAACCATGTGGCCGAGGCGATCACTGCGCGCTCCACGTTCTGGTTGAACCGGACCACGCCGGGATACTCCCGCTCCTCCAGTGCGATCATCTCCTTGATGTCGGTGATGCTGATACCTGTCTCGTCGGCAATCGTGCCAGCACCGGCACCATAGGCTCGCTGGAAGCTGAAGATTTTGCAGCCCGTGCGCTCCTTCTTCCACCACTTGAAGTCCTTCGCGTCCTCGTTCTTGCAATGCTCCAGGGCGAACTCGTAGCTCACGCTGTTCTTGAGCGCCACTCGCTTACAGTGGAAGTCGATCTTGTTGTTCAGGTCTCGGCATAGATGCTTGTCGAGGGACAGTAGACCTTGGACCACAACCTCTAGCTGGCTGTAATCGATCTCGCCCATCAGGCCCTCGTCGCCCCAGCGTGAGACGAACATCTCCTTGACGCGGGACTTGAAGTCGTTGAAGTTGTCATCCCAGTCGGCTCGCGGCACGTTCTGCATGTTGGGATCGCTGCTGCTCAGACGTGTCGTCACCGTCGACGAATGGTTGAGCTTGTGATGAACAACCCCGTGTTCGTCGACACAAGTGAGCATGCCGGTGGTCTCACCCTTCTCGTTGACCACGGCGTAGTAGGTGCCAAGTTCCTTGGTGAGCGCGCCGAACTTACCCATCGCCTTGAGGAACGGGATGTCCCGCTTGGTTATGATCTCCACGATCTCGGCGGCTGTCGAGTATATCTGGTTCCCGTTGCCGTCGATCAGTGTAGACTTCCACTTGTCGTTGCCCTTGGTGTAGCCGGGCAGGTCATAGAAGAAGTCCTGATACTTGACCTTTAGTTCTCCCCAGCCCTTGACATTCTTGAACTTGGGCTCGCCCTTCTTCTTGCCGCTGGCGAAGCAGTCTTGCTTGTGCCATGTCATCGAGGTCTCGCCACCATTGAAGGCCCAGCATTGTTGGCTATCACTCCAGACACACTGCTTCGGATTGATCGGTATGTTCAGGAACAGCGGCCACTTCTCCGTGGCAACTAGGCGGGCAAGCTTGCCTGTTGTCTCGTCCTTGTAGGTGTCTTGCTTGGAATACTTGATACGCCCGCCGAAGATGAGGCAGGACTTGTGGATCGGGCTCGTCCAAGAGAAGCCGACCTCTGCCGGGATGTTCTTGACGAACTCATCGAGTTCCACCTGGGCCTCGGCCTTACGGCCCATAGCAATCGCCATGTTGCGCGTAGCCGTCTCCCACTCGACCTTGATGCCGTTGTATTCCATCTCCGTTGTTGCGCATAGGCCATCCATACGCGCAAGAATGCCTTCATACATCCCCAGCGCCTTGGCCTCCTCGACCTGACCTTTGTAGATCAACTCGGTGTTGCCGATGTCCCCGCTGTTGCGGCCCTCGGCCACGGTGCCTAGCAGGTAGTCTTCCAGTAGCGCGGGGTCGATGTCCGCAGTCAGCACGCCAGCTTCCCAGAGTGCCTTCACCGCGTCGATCTTCTTGCGGCCACCGTAGCTCTCGATGATCTGATCGAGGCTGCACATGTGGAACTTCCTGCGCTGTCCGCGCAGTAGATACTCGGCGTATTGGCAGCACCATACTCGACCGCCCCGCCTGTAGAACTTGGCGAGGTTC